CCGCAGCTCGATAAAGCGGCTGTCAATGAATATAAGTCGGTCCTAAGTAGCCGCGGTTTATCTGCTGCTACCATCAATCTCCGTCTTAGCGCTATCCGAAAGCTGGCAAGTGAGGCAGCCGATAACGGTTTGATTGATCAGACATTGGCCGCCGGCATTGGCAGGGTAAAGGGGGTTAAGGCACAAGGTGTAAGGGCTGGCAATTGGTTGACACTTGCCCAGGCGCAAGCATTGATTAATGCCCCTGACGTGGCCACGTTGAAGGGGCTGCGTGACCAGGCGATCTTAACTGTGTTGCTAGGCTGCGGTCTAAGGCGTGCTGAACTGGCATCATTAACTTTTGCCCACATCCAGCAACGTGATGGCAGGTGGGTAATTGTTGATCTAACCGGCAAGGGCGGCCGGGTTCGTACCATCCCGATGCCTTGTTGGGCCAAGACCGCAGTGGATGTGTGGTCTCTGGCGCTGGGCTGGTGTGCTGGCCCAATTTTTTACTCTTTCCGCAAAGGTGATCATCTTGCCGTTGCTGGCATGACACCCCAAGCTGTGCGTGATGTAGTGGTTGAGTATAGCCATACCTTGGGTTTTAATATTGCAGCCCATGACCTTCGGCGCACCTTTGCAAAACTTGCACACAAAGGCGGGTCTGGGCTTGATCAAATCCAGTTGTCATTGGGACATGCTTCAATCCAGACTACCGAACGTTATCTGGGCGTTACCCAGAACTTGACCGATGCGCCATGTGATCATTTAGGCCTCCTTCTTTCTAAACCATGAGATTCTTTATTCATACCATCTTCACAGGAAAGCCATCAATCGTTTAGTTTTCATTATAGGTCATTATGTACCCATGAAAGTCCCATCATTATTTACACCCATTTTCCATTCCGTTTTATCTCAACATGGTTTAATAGTTGCGGCTGTGTATGGTTTAATCTGGCGTTATACTCAAATGAATGGTAATGTTTGTTCTGTTTCTATGACCCGCATTGGTGATCTCCTGGGTCTTGATAGACGTACAATTCTCCGTTCTATAATAATCCTTAAATCAGGTCCCAAACCCTTTATCAAGGACACCACTCCCGCTCTGTTTAACCGCCCCCATAGATATATTATTACTGATCAAATCCACTGTGACTCAGAGTCACAGCCCCTTGATGTTACTGTGACTCAGAGTCACAGCCACTGTGACTCTGAGTCTCACTCTACTGCGACTCAGAGTCACTCGAATATAGATTTAAAAGACTCTAAATATATAAATACATTATATATCTGGGATAATTTAGTCATCCATCTACTCACCGGTCTTCAGCCTGGTAATGTTTTATCTCGCAAACTTTCTACTTTTCGTCCTGTTTCATTGATCTCAAATGTGTTTACCGTTGAAGTACCCAGACCAGATCATGACTGGGTATTATCTCGTCTTACAAGCTCCATTAATTCTTACTTGGTTTCTTTGATCCCCCCTGCTACTATTAATTTTGTGCCTTATGATCTGCCTATTTTGTCCCCCTCCCTAAATCATTATGACTCCTAAATCCCGTCCCCGAGGCGCGCAACCTGGCAATACTAATGCTCTTAAGACTGGCCTGTATTCCAAAAACTTAAAAGTAACTTCAGGTGATCTGGTAAATGCGGCTGTTGTCATCGGTTTAGAATCTGAGATCGCTATCTTACGCCGTTTAATTTCTCAAATTGATTCCCATCTCCAGTCCGAACAGGTTCCTATTGCTGGCCAATTATCTATATTATTCGCTCTTTCACATGCAACCGTGAGTCTTGCTACTTTGCTCCGCACCGAAATGATTCTTGGTGTCAATAAAAAAGATGTACTTCAATCTGCTGTCCTCGCTGCCCTTGAGGATTTATCTAATTCCATGATCATACTTCGTTCTTAATGGTTTCAATCAAATACTAATACATCTTCCTTGTTTCTTGTTCTTGTGTTATCCTATGTTTTAACCGATGCATGGCTCTTTAGGAGGCGTTATGTCTGACGTTCAACTAGTTATTCTGTCCTCAGCTTTTCTAAGTTTACTCTTTTCCTATGTGCCTGGCCTGTCTGATGCTTATTCTGCTAAATCGCCAACTTTCAAGCGTTTGGTTATGCTTGTACTTTTGGCTTTAGTTTCATTAAGTGTCTTCGGCCTTTCCTGTGCTGGCTTTGCTTCCTTTTTCAATATTACCGTTGCCTGCAATCAAGCTGGCGCAATTGACCTGCTTTCAATGTTCGTTTTAGCGTTGACGACAAATCAAGCCGTTTTCCTTCTTTCCCCTTAGTGTCGTTAAAAGATGCAATACAGTTATGCCTAGTAGACCCTGTCCTTTTTTCTTCTCATACATCACATTTAAATTTGCGTACTTATCAAGAGAAGGTCGCAAGGGCAATAGTACACTCTATAACTCATTCTCTAGGCTTTTCCATTGTTGTAATGTTTCCTCGTCAATCTGGCAAAAATGAACTCCAAGCACAGATTCTTACTTACTTGTTAACTCTGTTACAACAATCACAATCTGAGATTGTACAAATTTCTCCAACCTGGAAACCGCAATCTCTCAATGCTATGCATCGGTTAGAACGTGTTCTCGAAAATAATCTTCTTGTTTCTTCTTCTTGGCATAAATCATCTGGTTATATTTATCAAGTCGGTCGTTCTCGTGTCACTTTTCTGTCAGGCTCTCCCGAGGCTCATATAATGGGCGCAACCGCTTCAACTCTACTCTCCATAGATGAAGCTCAGGATATCCAGATTTCTAAGTACGATCGTGATATTGCTCCTATGGCAGCCTCTACAAACGCCACCAGAGTGTTTTGGGGCACAGCCTGGACTAATAAGACCCTTCTCGCCAGGGAGCGAAGAAATGCCCTGGCATCTCAAGAAATTGATGGTATTCAGCGTGTGTACGTGCTAGATGCCGATCAGGTTGCCGCCGAAGTCCCCGCTTATGGTCTGTTCGTTGCCAATCAGGTCGCCAACATGGGCCGCAATCATCCTATGGTCAAGTCTCAATATTATTCAGAAGAGATTGACGCCGAAGGTACTTTCTTCTCAGCTTCTCGTATTGCCTTGATCAAAGGGTCTCACGCCAGCCAGGTCGAGCCTGTTCTTGGTCATAGTTATGCCTTCCTGGTCGATGTCGCCGGCGAAGATGAAGCTTCCGATGCCGATCTCCGTCATGATGCTACTTCTCTTACTATTGTGGAGGTCGATTTATCTACCCTACAGGATGAGTTAGTAAACAAACCAATCTATAGGGTAATTGGCCGTCAGGAATGGCTTGGCAATAATCATGTTTCGATCTATCATCAGCTTAAAGCTTTGTCCGATCATTGGGACCCTCGCTTTATAGTAATTGATGCTACCGGTATCGGCGCCGGCCTGGCTTCTTTCCTGGATACTGCCTTTCCTCATAAGGTGATCTCGTTCATTTTTTCGTCAGCTTCGAAGTCTAAGCTTGGCTGGGATTTCCTTGGCATGATTGAGACCGGTCGCTTCAAAGATTATTCACCTCGCGATCATCTTCAAGATAAGTTCTTCAATCAGTTAGAACATGTGATCCAGTCTGTTGCATCCGGCCCCGGCCATCTTCTTAGTTGGTCCGTACCCGATGGTACTCGGGATCCCGCCACCGGTGACCTGGTTCATGATGATCTGGTGATCAGTGCTGCCTTGTGTACAGTTCTTGACGATCGGTCCTGGGGTAGAGCAATCTCCGAAGTGATCGCCCCCGTAGACCCGTTGGATACGCTAAGTTGGTGATTTTATGGCAATTTTCATTGTAGGACATGCTGTCATTTACGCCTAGATACGAGTTTCCCACCAGGTTGATCAGCGGCCAGCTCGTTGAATTCATGTCAATTTAGCTTGCAAAGAATAATAATATGCCCGCTTTCTCAGGTCTTAGAACGTTTTTACTCAGTTGGTTGTTAGGTCCAGAATCAAACAAACCTCTCGATCTGGCCTCTGTTACCGCCGTTGTGAATGATGAAGGTCCCTGGTCTTCTCTTTCCGGTCGCCCTCATGACTACGATACCGCCTATATCCAGGAGCAATACGCCGATGCTCTGTCAGCCTGGCGCAAGAACCCGATCGCCTGGCGCATCACCGCAATCACTACTGATTATATACTGGGTGATAAACTCCATCTTACTTCAAAGTTCAGGCGTATGCAGAAGTTCATAACTGCTTTCTGGAACCATCCCAAGAACCGCATGGATAATCGCCTGGAGTCGATGTCTGATGAGCTCAGCCGTGCTGGCGATCTCTTCGTTCTGCTCTTCCGTAATCCCCAGGATGGTCTATCCTATGTACGTTTTGTGACTAAAGACACGATCCAACGAATAGAGACATCCCCCACTGATTGGGAAACTGAGATCGCTTACTAT